GCGATGTTCTGGAGCGCCTGCATGGGTGCCAGCCCCATCTCCATGCCCCACTGGACACACACCAGGATGTCCTGGGGTTTGCCCTGGTAGGCCTTGGGCACCATGCTGGAGCTGGCCAGCATGTCGGAGAACTGGATCGCCTCAGTGAGGGTGGCTGGAGCGAAGCCCCGGTTAGTGGTGGTCAATTGCATTTTGTTCTTTCTGGGACAGGTAGGCTTGCATGGTGGTGAAGATGAGGTCGGTCATTGCATCGACAAAGATCTCGGCCTCCTCTTCGGTGGAGTCGGTCACATTCAGCAGGGCCACAACGGCCTGCTCATAGGCTTGCTTGATGGCAGGCTTGTCGGGCAGGTTCATGTCTGCCACTCCTTGATGGAGAGCGTTGACTGGCGCACGCTGTAGGCTTCCTTGGCAGGCACCAAACGCTCGGCTGCCGCCTTGTAGTTGCGCATCGGCCAGTTGATGACGTACTGCCCGGCCCGGCCCCGCTCGGCCTGACCCAACTGCGCCTTGATCAGCTTCTCCGCATCCTCGATGCTGGCCTCGGCTGCCCTGATGGCTGCCTTGTTTTCAAGAATGCCCTTGGCCAGATCCCCCACATTGCCCGGCAGCTCGACCTCCTCTTTGCCTGCCGCCATCGGGTAGATCCGATCCAGCTCCTTGCTGCTCGCGGGTGGATACCAGTCGATGGCCCCGCTCTCCCGGTAGGTCTGCAGCTTGTTCTCAAACACCAGCACCGCCTTGACGATCTCTTTCTGGGTGTCGTGGTGCGTCGAGAAAAGAAACACTCGCAGCTCGATGCCCTGGTACAACACGCAGACCGCGCCCCAGCGGTGGCCGGTCACCAGCATCTGGCCCTGGAGCTGGATGGGGCCACGCGCAAGGTGCGGGGTGTCCTCGGGCATGGCCTTGGTCAGCTTGGCCTCAAGCACGCCGGGGCCACTGAGCTCGATGGAGTCCTGGCCGACCACATAGATGCCCTTGTCGGGGTCGGTGGTGATCTCCTGGCCAAGCCCGTACCCGATGCCGTCCAGGCTGCAGGACAAGGCAAAGCTGCGGTGCGTGTAGGCCTTGTTGATCTCGGTGTTGAAGTCGGTGATGCCCAGCCGCTTGGCTGCCTCGCTCAAGATCACCGGCTCCAGGCGGTTGCCCCAGCCCATGGCTTCGTTGCCAATGTCGGGGCGCTCTTTGCCATCGATGGCGTTGATGCTGAACTGCAGCTCATCGTTGGGGCTGCTGTATTTACTGAAACCCATGAGGCCCGGCAGTCTGCTGGCGCTCATCTCTTTGTCGTCGGTTAATTTGCCTGCCATTTTTTCACTCCTTGTTGGTGGCTAGGGAATAGACGCGCACCACTCTGGCGTGCGCCTGGGGATGTGCGGCCTCGGTATACCCGATCCGCTTGAACTGCTTGGTGCGGAAGACCGCGCCCAAGACAGATGGGTGGACACCGGGCGGCACCTCGATGTAGGCCCGGATGTCGTTGATGCAGACCTCACCCTGCTGCTTGCAGATGAGCACAGCTAGTGCCCGGCAGCGCTCCAGGAAGTGGTGGTCGCGCTGCTCGAAGATGTCGAGCTGGCGGTCGCGCATGTCGCGGCCAGCGGCAAGGTTAGGAGCCAGCATCGGTGCGCTCCCTGATCTTCATCCGCTTGACGGCCTGCTGCACTTTGAGCTCGGCCTTGCGCTCTGCGATTGGCACCCAGCCGAACTTGCGCCATGTCTCTTCGACGTTGGTGGCGGCGGCGTTGACGTACTCGAAGCCCTCAAGCAGGTGCTTGCTGGGGAAGGTGATCTTGACATCCATGGGTCACCCCGTGATGATGATCAACAGGGCGATGCACGCCAGGAATGCTGCGGCTGCAGCAACCCTCTCTCCGAGGGTCTCCTCTGGCTCAGGCAAACACTGCAGATAGTGCTGCCGGTGTCTACTGACACTATACAAATTATACGCATTGACCTCGGTTTTAAAAAAAGGCTTCACGATTTTCTCCTTTGTAATCAATCTGCTTTCGGCCCCTTCCAAGGCCTGTCCAAATCCCCAACCTGTAAGGGCCAAGGCACACTACGGGTAGTGTTCTTTTTTTGCCCAGCCAAGAACTTCTTGGTGCGCAAATACTTCAATCCGATGCGTGCTTGCTGCATCGCACCACGGGCCAGGATCACCCGGAGAGCCTCATGCCGGTCATCGGCATAGGCCAGCACCTGCAGCGTCTTGTTGAGCTCGCCGACCAGCACGGCAGCCTTCTTGAGCTCCTCCAGGCTGGTGATCCTGATGTCCAGGCGGCACACCGGGCGGTGGCCGATCTCTTGCAGGTACTGCCCCAGCTTGGTGGCATCCTCTGGGAAGAGCTGCTCCCAGTTAAACAGCGGGTCTGACACAACCATCTCCTCGATGTGTGACATTGTGGGCACGCCCGGCCAGCCGGTCAGGCTTGGCTGACTGGCGGCGGCGTGCAGGGTGCAGGCGGTCATTTGATGCGCTTGAGCAGGTTGGAGACCTGAGTCGGCCCCCAGTTGGTGTTGCCCCTGGGGGTGGCCACGCCACGGGCCTCCAAGGCGGCGGCGATGTCGCGCATGGTGTCGGCACCCGACTTGCGGATGATGTCGCGCACGATGGGCCCGACCCGGTCGGCGTACTTGTCGGCCTTGGCCTTGACCACCTTGACCCCGGCAGCCGAGCCGACCTTGGGGGTGGGTGAGCCCAGCTTCACGCCGCGCTTTTTGAGCTCGCCCAGCGCCAGCTTGGTGCGCTCACCAATCTTGCGTGCTTCCCACTCGGCGAAGACCATGCGCATCTGCAGCATCTCGCGGCTGGCTTCGGGGAAGTCGGCGCAGACAAAACGCACCTTGGTGTCATTGAGCAGAGTGGCACCGAAGGCCAGATCACGGGTCAGGCGGTCAAGGGTGGCCACCACCAGGGTGGCCTTCTCGCGCTTGCACAGCTTGACGGCATCGGCCAGGGCTGGGCGGTCATTCATGCGGCCGCTCTCCACCTCGGTGAACTCACCGATCAGAGACCAATTGCCCCCGTTGAGATAGGTGGTGATGCGCTCGCGCTGCGCATCGAGCCCCAGGCCAGACTTGCCCTGGCGGTCGGTGGAGACCCGAAAGTAGGCTACGAATTTGCCGGTGTGGGTGGTCATGATCAGGCACCTTTCTGGATCTTGGCGATACGCACTCGGACTTCTGCGTAGGCCCAAGTGGTGGCAAAGTGCTGGGCTGGGAATGACCGGCTGCGCTGGCGAACACCGTAGTCGGCCCACATGCCATTGACAAGGCGAGCATTCTGCACCCATGCAAAGAACTCTGTGCCGTCATCGCGGAAGCCGACAATGAAGCCGATCATGCGGCCCTTGCTGTCATGCTTGCCGGTTGACAAGTAGATCTCGGAGATGTCGCCGAGCTGTGTAGTGGTGGTGGTTGTCATGTTGAACTCCTGTTGCGCTTTATCTGCGCTGTTGAACATGGAAGGATTATGGCACAGTTTGTATATCGCTGTACAAGCCCCAAAAGCACTAAAAGACTAGGGACTTACCCTAATACCGCAAAATAATCAGGCACTTGGGGCTCTTGTACATATCGCTCAGATATACACTTGAGCGATGGACAACAAACTCAAACCCTTCCTCATGCGGCTGCACCCTGCCACCAGGGCGCTGCTGGACACTGCTGCTGCCGACCAGAGGCGCAGCGTGTCATCCCTCATTGACCAGTGCGTGCGCGACCAGCTCATGCCCAAGTACGGAGAGCTCCAGCCCCGGCTGCAGCGCTTCCTGTCGGGGGTGCGCCAGCCATGACTTACGCAGAAGCAGTCAGGCTGCTCGACCGGGTCAAGGACGGCGTGCAGTACCCAGACGAGGTGGTGGCCGAGGCTCTGGCCATGACCGGCGACCAGCAGCACGCGACCCAGGTGCCCTGCCCTGAGATCGAGGAGTTTGTCCAGGCTCTCAGGCAGGCGGGTGCTCTGTGAGCGGCACCATCCTTGCCCTTGACCTGGGCACCACCACCGGCTGGGCCTGCAGGCCGTTGGACAACACCATCGTGCATGGCTGGGCCAGCTTCAAACCGGGCCGGTACGAGGGTGGTGGTATGCGCTACCTGCGCTTTAAACAGTGGCTCTCCGAGCTCAAGGGCACCCTGGGCGGCGAGCTGCAGGCGGTGTACTTTGAGGAGGTGCGCAGGCACGCCAGCACCGACTCAGCGCATGTCTACGGCGGCCTGATGGCCACTTTGACCGCTTGGTGTGAGCACCACAAGATCCCTTACCAAGGCGTGCCGGTGGGCACGATTAAAAAACATGCCACCGGCAAGGGCAACGCCGACAAGGTGGCCATGGTCGAGGCCATGCAGCTCAAGGGCCACCCGGTCACCGACGACAACGAAGCAGACGCGCTGGCGCTGCTGTACTGGGCATTGGAGCGCAACACATGACTGACCTAAGACAAGCCGCAACTCTGGCGCTGGAGGCGTTGGAGTACCGTGGCGGCTCAACATGGCTGAAGCAGGGTATTGCAGCAGAGGCCTTACGCGCTCAACTGGCACAGCCAGAGCAGGAGCCTGACCGCCAAGCCTTACAAGCCGCAGGTACCCACCCCGCGCCGTGCGCCCGTCACTGTGAGGCCAAGGCATTCGAGATTGAGATTCGCAGTTTGAAATCTGCGCTGAAGCACTGGTACAGCGTGTCCAAGCAGCAAGCCGAGCAGGAGCCGGTGGCGTGGATTGAAAGAGATATGCAATGCGATGACTTTGACCCTGACAGCGTGACTTGCGAAAAGCAAACCATAGCCGCAGATGGATGGGAGTGGATTCCTCTCTACACCACCCCACCCGCAGCACAGCCAGAGCAGGAGCCGGTGGCAAAGGTTGTAAGCACAGCGCCTGACCGAATTTGGCTTGATCTTGGTTTTGACCCGCAAGACGAAACTGAGGTTTTGTTTGGCGAATTGCATGATGTGACATGGAGTGCAGATAACGCAACCGGCTATGGCATTGAGTATGTTCGCACCACCCCACCTCTGCCAGAGCAGGAGCCAACCCCTTGGCGCGACATGATAGTGGTTAGCCTAGTCCGCGAGGGCATTAATAAACACCGGGCAAGGGAACTTGCTGATCACTTTGCAGCAGCACAGCTAGAACCTACCTGCCCCGAGTGCAAGGCAGGGGTGCTTTACGAATGTGTGGCTTGCAGCAGCAACAACTACCCACCTAAGCCAGAGCAGGAGCCGGTGGCGTGGGCTGTACAAGGAATTACACAAATGATTCGTGGAGAGTTTGCAGAACTTGACGCAAAATCAAAAGCACGGCGTATTGGCGGAACTTGTGTTGCTTACCCTCTTTACACCACCCCACCCAAACGCCAATGGCAGGGGTTGACGGACGAAGACTGGGGGTGGGTTGCAGATAGGAAAGGCACAGCCCTGGACAGCTTTGATCAGGGCGCTGCGTGGGCGCAGCAACGACTCAAGGAGCGCAACACACCTGACGAAGTGCAGCAAGCCATGCAAGACCTGCTGACCACCGGCACAGGCGTCTTGCTTGGCGGCGGCTGAGATGCGCTGCCCCGTCTGCAAGACCTGGGTGCAGGTCAAGGAAACCCGTCAGCGCCCCGAGAACACCATCTACCGGCGCTATGAGTGCGCCAACCTCCACCGCTTTGTGACCACCGAGCAGGTGGCCAGAGTCATCAAAGCCAAGCAGGCAAAGTGAAACGGCAATGGAAACCATACCGGCCCAAGCAGTCTGGCCCCTTACCCGAGCGCGAGCTGCTGGAGTGGGCGCAGGCCAAGGACATCTTGAGCGCCTGGGAACTGAGCCCAAGCAAAGACACTGTGGAGCGCTGGCTGGCCCACAGCGAAAAGCTCTACGGCCCAGGCAGTGCCGAGCGGATCAGAGCGCACATGAAAGCGATATACCGTGAGCGCAATGCCTGAAGTCATTCCCTTCACGCTGCCCAAGAAGCCGCGCATCAAGGAAAAGGACGCGCCGCCAGACCAGCGCAAGGTGTGCGTGATGCCCATCCGGGCGCTGACAGATCCCAAGCTGACCGATGGCGCTGTGCGCATCCTCGCCCTGCTGTGCAGCTACTGCAACCGGGCAGGCCTGACCTGGGTCAGCCAGAAGCGTCTGGCCGAGGACATGAAGACCAGCCGCCAGAACATCACCAACCAGCTGGCCAAGCTGCGCGATGCAGGCTACGTCGAGATCGTCCGCAAGGGCTTTAGAGGCGAGCGCTGCAACACCCTCAGAGTCATCTTCGACCCCAGCATCACAGCAGAGGAAGCCATCATCATCACCAGCAACAAGGAAGACACCAGACCACCCAGTATGCAAGAAACACCAGATCCAGCCGGTCAGGCACGCATCGCAAGCCTGATCTCCAAAGCATTCAAGCAACCACCAACCAGGAGCAAAACCATGCCCAAGTCAGGCGAGACCAGAACGGTCAGAGAGATGAAAGATGGCATCCGAAAGGCACAATCCAAGCAGCCCAAAGCTGTGGACAAGTCAGTTGATAACCATCAGTCCATAGGACACTCACCAGTGTCCAATGAAGGCATCCCAAAAGTGTCCAATGAAGCCCTCCATAGGCAACCAATAGGACACTCCACAGTTTCCTATAACTCAGGAGAACACAGAAGAGAGAGTATTTATAAAGAGTCTTTAAAGAGGTTTAATACAGTTATAGGAAACTTTGAAATTGACAAATTGATTGCTGATGGATTGACCGTCGAGCAGATCACCGACAGCCTCGACACCCTGCTGCCGCTGTACCAAGCCGAGGGCATCGAGCCCACCAGCGCAGTCCTGGCCACCGGCATCCGACAACTGCAGGCAGATGCCTGATGAGCCGATGCCCATGCAAGCCACAGGAAGGCACCTGCAAGGCGTTGTCAGGTGCGGGTTGGCACATGGGTAGCACCCAAGCCATCCAGCGCGTTGTAGACCGTTTAAATCGGTCTGTCCAACCACCAGACGAACGTATGGGTTTTGTACACCTGGGGCAAAGGGGTGTCTCCAGCCCAGCGGCCAGGGGTCTCGACCTATATGCGCCAGGGCGTGCGCAGGCGATCCGCTCCCGACGACGCGCACGAATCGCGACCCCTTCCCCCCCACCCCTCACGGTAGCGACCGGGGGTCCGTCTGAAATTTTCCCCACTTTTTCACTGTAGACGACAATCAACCCAAAGGAGCTTTGATGGCATACGAAATGAGACCTGGGCAGGGCAGCCTGTTCCGCAATGACAAGAGGACGACAGAGAGCCACCCAAACCTGAAGGGCAAGATCATGCTGCCCGGCGGCGAAGTGAGGTGGGTGAGCGGCTGGACGAAGACGACCAGTGCTGGCGAGAAGTGGATCTCGCTGTCTGTCGGCGAGCTGGTGCAAGGCGGTGGCCAGCCCCAACCTCAGCTCAAGGCTGCGGTGGTTGAGTCTGACGACGATATACCGTTCTGATGACAAGGCCCAAGCAGTCCACTGTGATCCCGCCCTTGACCAACTGGGGTGGGGTCAGGTCTGTGCAGCGCCGACTGGAGCGCAGCTCGACCATTGTGGCCAACAAGGAGGCCGTGGCCTATGCGCTGTTGAGCATGGCCAACACCAAGCTGACCGACATCATGACTTGGGATGAGCACGGCAATGTGACGGTGAAAAGGTCTAGCGATATACCTGAGCACGCACTGCACGCGATCAAGAACATCAAGGTCAGGACTGACAAGGACGGGGTCAGCACCTTGGAGATCGAGCTCTACGACAAGGTGGGGGTGCTCCGACTTCTGGCCAAGGCCAGTGGCTTGTTGGACAGCCCTGACGACGATAGCAAGCCCAGCGTGATTGACATCAACGTGGTGGCACCAAGGGGCAATGATGGCTAGAACCAAAGAGACATCCGACAAAGCTGTGCCGGTGGCCGGGCTGAACTTGGACTTCAGCGAGTCGCCGGTGATATACGACTTCATCCAGTCCAAGAACTTCGTCCAGGGCATCATGGGCCCGGTGGGGTCGGGCAAGAGCTACGGCTGCGCGAGCAAGATCTTTATCAAGGCGGTGCAGCAAAAGCCGTCTGCCATTGACAACATCCGGTATACCCGGTGGGCGGTGGTCAGGAACAGCTACCCCATGCTGAAGACGACCACCATCAAGACATGGCTCGACCTGTTCCCGGAGGCTACCTTCGGCCCGATGCTGTGGACACCGCCCATCACCCACCACATTCGGCTGCCAGCCCGTGGGGATGCCGCCGGGATCGACTGCGAGGTCATCTTCCTGGCGCTTGACCAGCCCAAGGATGTCCGAAAACTGCTCTCACTGGAGCTCACGGGCGCTTGGGTGAACGAAGCCAGAGAGCTGCCCAAGGCGGTGATCGACGGATTGACCCACCGGGTTGGCCGATACCCCACCAAGCGCGATGGCGGGGCTACATGGCATGGGATCTGGATGGATACCAACCCCATGGATGACGACCACTGGTGGCACAAGATGGCCGAGAAGGAGAAGATGAGCGGCCAGTACGCCTGGAAGTTCTGGAAGCAGCCCGGCGGCGTGGTGCCGGTGGCTGTTGAAGACCTGCCCGAGATGCCCGAGGCCAACGATCACATCTTTGCCAGCGGCAAGTGGTGGAAGGTCAACCCCAAAGCCGAGAATGTCCACAACTTGCCCCCAGGCTACTACCAGCAGATGCTGCTCGGCAAGAATCTGGACTGGATTCGCTGCTATGCCGGGGGCGAGTACACCTATGTCCAGGAGGGCAGGCCTGTTTGGCCCGAGTATGAGGACTCGACCATGTCTGGCGACACCGAGATTGACCCCTCGGTGCCCATCCAGGTGGGGCTGGACTTTGGTTTGACCCCCGCGGCCACCATTGGCCAGCGGCTGCCCAACGGTCGGTGGCTGATTCACCAGGAAATCGTCACCTTTGACATGGGCCTGGAGCGCTTTGGCCACCAACTGCTGGGTGAGCTTAACCAGCGCTACCCCAACCACCAAGTGATGGTCTGGGGCGACCCGGCAGGCATGGCCAGGGACGCGATCTACGAGGTCACCGCCTTTGATCACCTGAAAACCCTGGGCCTGCGTGCCCAGCCCACGGCCAGCAACGACTTCAAGGTGCGCCGCGAGGCTTCTGCAGCGCCCATGCAGCGCCTGATCGCAGGCAAGCCGGGGCTCATCGTCAACCGCGAGTGCAAGCTGCTACGAAAGTCCCTGGCCGGTGGCTACCACTTCAAGCGCATCGCCATCGGGGCTGGCCAGGAGCGCTTCCGGGACGCGCCCAACAAGAACGAGCACTCACACATTGGCGACAGCTTCGGATACCTGATGCTGGGCGGCGGTGAGTACAACCGGATGACCCGCACCCATCAGCTCGGTGGCCGACCCATGGGCCAATCCAGCGCCAGCACCGACTTCGATGTGTTTGCATGAGCATATCGCGCTGATATACAGCTCTTGCCTATCGTACAAACACCAATAGAATCGGTTGATATGAGCACAGCCGTCATTGAATTGCCGCCAGCAAATTTGCCTGCGCCGATAGCGCGGCAGAAGATCATGGCCATCCAACGGGCCTGCCAAGCGCTGCCTGACGGCCAGCGTATGGACGAGTCGCCGCCGCTCAAGCACTGGCTAGCCCCCGGCATCTACGCCCGTGAGATCCACCTGCCTGCTGGCACCGTGGTGGTGGGCAAGATCCACCGGCACCGACACTTCAACATCATCAGCCAGGGCAGCATCACCTGCTACACCGAGTTCGGGCTGGAGACCCACACAGCGCCAGCGTCATTCATCTCCGAGCCGGGCACCAAGCGGGTGGTGCATACCCATGAGGATGCGATCTGGACGACCATTCACCCCAACCCGACCGATGAGACCAACATCGCAACATTGGAAAGCATGTTCACCGCTCTGGAATACGCCGAGCTGGGCATGGACGTTTACGAACACAAGGAGGTAATCACATGACCTATTTCATCTCTGGTGCCATCATTTTGAGCACCGCCTACAACGCCAACCAAGCACGCCTATCTCGGGAATCAGCCGAGTCAAGCCAGCGCACCCTGCTGGCGCAGCAGCAAACCGACCAAGCTGCCATGCGTGCCGAACTGGCCAAGCAGACTGCCGAGTACGGTAAGCAGGGTGCAGCCTTAGAGCAGCAAGCCACCACCGCTCGGCAGCAGTTTGAGGCATCCCAGCTCAACTACCAGACCAACAAGCTGGATATGGAGCGCAAGTCTAAGGAAGTGCAGGCCGCAGTTGACGAAGAGCGCCGCAAGGCCGCAGCGTCCGAGGCATCCGCACTCAAGGCTCGCACCCGTGGTGGCCGCAGGTCGCTGCTGTCTAGTGAGCGCATGGATGCAGAGCTGGGCATCCCAGCCAACTTGAACAGCGGCGGGATGAGGTTGCAGTAATGGCTACACTGCCCCAATTCAAGCAGCGCCAGATCGCCCGGCGCAGCACATCCGACATTGAGCGACTGTCCAAGCAGTACAAATCCAACATCGATGCGCTGACCGGCGAGTATCAGACCGCCTTCACCGGATACCAAGCCGGGGTGACCGAGAAGATGAAGCCGTTTGAGGCGCAGATGGCAACCTACAAGGAGTCGCTGCTGCCGACCTACGAGGCCCAGAAAACCGCCTATCAGAAAAAGCTGGACGACTACAACACGCTCCTGGCCGACATCGAGAAGAACCCCGTGGTGCCGATGACCGGGTACAAAGAAGTCAAAAAGCCAAGGTTTGGCTTGTTTGGCTTGCTGGGTTACGACACCGAGCAGGAAGCGTTCACCTACTACGCGCCCAAGCCGATACCCAAGTTCACAGAGACCGCCCCTGCCCTGCCAGAAGCCCCAACCGCTCCGACCGTTGAAGCGTTTGATTCCTCGCAGTTTGGTGTCAAGAAGGCTGAGGCCGAGAGTGTGTTGAAGCGCGAAGTCGGCGAGCGCCGCGCCGCCAAGATCGGTGCCGTGTCTCGCAAATCTACAAGGCCATTATTAGCAGGAGCACCGTCATGAAAGCAGTCTGGGACAAACCAAGGCCCAAGGATCTGGGCAAGCCCAAGGAGATGTCGCCTGCGCAAAAACGCAACGCCATGAGGCGAGCTGCCAAGTCAGGTCGGCCTTATCCCAACTTGGTGGACAACATGGCGGCGTCGAAAGACAAGAATTGAGCAAGTACAAAAACCCAAAGGGCGGCTTGACCGAGGAGGGTAGACGTAAGTTTGAGTCCTCCGGTGAAAGCAAGAACCTGCAACCCGGTGTCAAGCAAAAGAACCCCACCGGGCAGGCGCTACGCCGCAAGGGATCATTCCTGACCCGTTTCTACACCAACCCAAGTGGGCCGCTGGTGGGAGACAACGGCAAACCTACCCGGCTGGCGCTGGCCGCCAACGCCTGGGGCGAGCCGGTGCCGCGCACTGCTGGCGCTGCAGCCCGGCTGGCAGCCAAGGGCCGCAACCTGTTGGACAAGTACAAGATGGACAAAGATGAGGACTGAGCCATGAAAGACATGAAGACAAAAATGCAAGACAAGGTCGCCAAGGTCATGCGCGAGTACAAGGCTGGCAAGCTCAAGAGCTCCAGCGGCGACAAGGTGGCCAGCCGCGATCAAGCCGTGGCCATCGCCATGAGCGAAGCCAACAGGCTCAAGAAAGGCAAATGATGGAATACGACAAGACCACGCCGGGCGGTTTGCGCCTGACACCTGACCAGATCCTAAAACGGCAGGCGTCAGCGCAAGCCAAGAAGGATGAGTTCCAACAGCTCTACCAGGACGCCTACGAGTTCGCCCTGCCCCAACGCCAGCTCTACGGCGTGTGGGAAGGTGGCGCCACCGGCTCCAAGAAGATGATGCGGGTCTTTGACTCGACCGCCATCAACTCCACCCAGCGTTTTGCCAATCGTTTGCAGTCTGTTGTTTTCCCGCCACAGCGTAAATGGGCCAAGCTGGAGGCTGGCTCGGACATCCCGGCAGATCGCAAGCAACAGGCGCAAGCCATCCTGGAGGTCTACCAGGACAAGATGTTCACCATGCTCAACCAGTCCAACTTCGACATCGCCATGGGCGAGTTCTTGCTGGATCTGGCGGTCGGCACCGCTTGCATGATGGTGCAACCCGGCGACGATGTTTCCCCGCTCAACTTCATCCCCGTGCCGCTGTTCCTGGTGAGTTACGAGGAGGGAGCCAACGGTCAGGTGGACAACGTCTACCGGCGCATGAGGATGAAGGGCGAGAGCATTCAGCGCCAGTGGCCCGATGCCAAGATCCCCGACGACATGGCTCGGCGCATTGAGCAAAAGCCGACCGATGACATCGAGCTGCTGGAGGCCACCATCTACGACCACAAGCGTGGCGACTACTGCTACCACGTTATTGACAAGACTTCCAAGGACGAGCTGGTCTACCGCCGCCGCAAGATGAGTCCCTGGGTGATCTCGCGCTACATGAAAGTGGCAGGCGAGATCTATGGCCGTGGCCCCCTGATGACCGCCCTGCCAGACATCAAGACGCTGAACAAGACCATCGAGCTGCTGCTCAAGAACGCATCGCTGGCCGTGGCGGGTGTCTACACCGCAGCCGATGACGGGGTGCTCAATCCCAACACGGTCAAGATCGTGCCGGGTGCCATCATCCCCGTGGCACGCAATGGCGGCTCACAAGGCCCAGCACTGCTGCCCCTGCCACGGTCTGGCGACTTCAACGTCAGCCAGTTGGTGATCAACGACCTGCGCTCCAACGTCAAGCGGATCCTGCTGGACGAGTCGCTGCCGCCCGACAACATGAGCGCCCGGTCGGCCACCGAGATCGTCGAGCGCATGAAGGAGCTGGCCCAGAACCTGGGCTCTGCCTTTGGCCGACTGATCAACGAAACCATGATCCCGGTCACCGCCAAGATCCTGGAGGTCATGGACGAGCGCGGCTTGATCGACATGCCGCTGCGGGTCAATGGGCTGGAGGTCAAGGTCACCCCGGTGGCACCGCTGGCCATGGCCCAGAACATGGAAGAGGTCAACGCGATCATGCAGTACATGCAGATCAGCCAGAGCCTGGGCACCGATGGCCAGCTCGCCATCAAGACCGATGTGCTAGTGGATTACTTGGCCGACAAGCTGGGCGTGCCAGCAGCCGTGCGCAACACCGCCGCCGAGCGTGCCGTGCTCATGGAAGAGATGAAGAACCAGCAGCAGCAGCAAGCCATCGCCCAGGCCATGGCCATGCAGGCCCAGGCTGGCGCTGGTATGCAGGCGCTGCCAGCGCCGCAAGGGATGCCAGCATGAGCTGGGACGAGATCAACGCCATTGGCGACACCTCCGACATCCGTGAGGTTGACCAAAAGCGCGAGGATTTGGCCAAGCTGACCCTGCGGGTGTTTGGCTCTGAAGACGGCCAGAAGCTGCTGCAGTGGCTGCGCGACATGTATGTGAATGTGCCCATCGCCGTGCCGGGCACTGACCCCTCATATGCCTTCTTTGCCGAAGGGCAGAGGACGGTGGTGAGGGACATCGAGGTACGGATCAACTCAGCAAGGAAACTATGACCGACACAGCAACCGTCGAGCCCGGTGGAACCGGCCTACTTGACAACGTGCAAGTGACTGACGACACCAAACCAGAAAACACACAAGCGGCAGAGATCAGCCACAGGGCTGCAGACCCAAGCGCACCGGAACCGGATGACCCCCTGGAGCGGCCAGACTTCTGGCCCGAGAACTTCTGGAAGAAGGACTCCAACGAGCCCGACCTGGAGGGCATTGCCAAGAGCTGGTCAGACCTGCGCAAGCAGATCAGCCAGGGCAAGCACAAAGCCCCAGCCGATGGCAAGTACGACCTCAAAGCCTTTGGCGAGGAGGCCGAAACCAACCCCATTGCCACCACCCTGACGGGCTGGGCAAAGAACAACGGTCTGTCCCAGGCTGCCTTTGACGACCTAGTCACCAACCTGCAGACCCAGGCCAAGGAAGTGATGCAGGGCGACATGGTTGATCCGGCTGTCGAGATGAAGCAGCTCGGCCCCAACGGCGGCGCAATTGTCAACGGCATGGTTGACTGGGCTCGCGGCTTGGTCAACAAGGGCGTTTGGTCCAAAGACGACTTTGAGGAGTTCAAGATCATGGGCGGCACCGCTCGCGGCATCACTGCGCTGATGAAGGTGCGAGAATCCTACGAGGGACGGGTGCCCATCGAGTCTGTCCAGCTTGAGGGCACGCCAAGCAAGGAAGAGTTGTACGCCATGGTGGGCGACCCGAAGTACCAGAAGGATCCCGCATACCGCCAAAAAGTGGAGCGGATGTTCCACCAGTTTGCCAAATAATCCAGAGTTTTCTCCAAACTGCTTGCAGCAGTTGCCATTTGACCCAGCTTCGGCTGGGTCTTTTTTGTACAACAGTCAAGCCCCCCTATTGCACTGTTGTAAAAAAACCATACAATCTGGCCAAGGCCCACCGGGAAACCGACCCCCAACCGCAGCGGATGCTGACGAGCGGCTGCCGTAAGCAGCAAGCACAGGCCCGGATTACCGGCTCACCGACGCGACAACCCTGATCAATCAACCGAATGAGGTAATCAAATGAGCGTTTCTCTATCCAACGCCTTTGTGACGCTGTTCGATGCTGAGGTCAAACAGGCTTACCAGGGCAAAGCAATGCTGGTGGGTGCTGTGCGTCAGCGTCGTGGTGTCGAAGGCTCCACTGTCAAGTTCCCCAAAGTCGGGAAAGGTGTCGCAACTGCTCGCGTCAGCCAAACCGATGTCACCCCGATGAATGTCGGGTTCTCCACCGTTACCTGCACGATGAGTGATTTCAACGCTGCTGAGTATTCGGACATCTTCTCTCAGCAGAAGGTCAACTTTGACGAGCGCTCCGAGCTTGTCCAAGTGGTCGGCAATGCAATCGGTCGCCGCCAGGATCAACTGATCTTGGACGCGCTTACCGCTGCATCAAGCACCGGCACCGTGGCGAATTCAATTGGTGGCGCAAACACCAACATGAATATCTCCAAGCTGCGCGAGGCTGCCAAAATCTTGAACACGAAGAACGTGCCGTCTGATGGTCGCCACATCATCATCCATGCCAACTCTTTGGCCGCGATGTTGGAGCAAACCTCAGTCACCAGCTCGGACTTCAACACGGTCAAGGCTCTGGTGCAAGGTGAGATCAACCAATTCATGGGCTTCACATTCCATGTAATGGGCGACCGCACCGAAGGTGGTTTGATACTGGACGGCTCCAACGACCGAGTCTTGTTTGCATTCCACAAAGACTCTGTTGGCTACGCTGAAGGTATCGCCCCCAAG